CTCCTTTACCAAATGGAAATTGATGACCCACGGAATCGCCCAGGTATAAATGGAAACTTGTGGGATGGGCTTACATCGACTCTTTAAGCTACTGCCTAAGCTTTAAGAGTTTCTCTATTTGTACAACCACCTTTCCATACCCTGTTTAGTTCTCATAGTTACTACGTCTGCCTCTAGAGGCCTTAATACTGCGTCTACAACTATTTTCGATTTCGCAGAAAACTACTCATAGCAACATCAAATTACTAAATTCCACTTTTCTTCAGGTTAATTCACCTAGCTCATAGTTACTACATCTTGCCAAACTTGCTATGTATTTCTTTTGGAAAAAGGAAAACAAAGAATTTATTTGTAGCTATATAAGAGATATCAGCTTTTAAGCTATTAGAAATAGGGCTAAGGGCTATATCGCTATATAGCGTATCGGAAGGTACCAAAACTGGTACCTTCTGTGAGATTTTTAAGCGTGTTCCTATGTTTGAGTTTCTAAGCCTAATTACGTAGCCAGCAGACTCCAGCTCTATAATTAGTTGTCGACTCTTACGTCTACTAATACCCATTTGAGTTTTTAGGGTTTCTGAATTAACCCGTAAATCAGGGTCAGACACAAAAAGGTTTAAGGCGTACCTAGCGTCTCTACTTAGACTCATCTGGGCCTTTTTCCATAGCCTCTTTGATAGCGCTTGCAATAGCAACTGCAAATATTTTAGCTATCTCTTCAACAGCCTCTAATATTATGTCTGAGGACTCATATTCCTCTTCGTCATCATCTTCCTCGTCGTAGTCTTCCTCTTCGTCCTCTTCAATCTTTAAAAAACTTGATTTGTACTTAGCGTCTTTTTTTACTTCAATAGGGTTAACTTTAGTTTCAACCTCTGGCATAGCTGCTACAACAGGTCTAGGTTTTATGTCTGTAGTTATTGGCTTTATGGCAACTAAACCATTAGTTAAATCAAAAGACATTATGCTGTTTTCTTGAGAGCACCTAATTGCCTCAACGCATTCAAAATCTTCGTCATCCCAAAGTATAAAAAACTTTGTTTCTCTGTCTTTATTGTCCGTAACAAAACTAGAAAAATTTAAATCCGAATATTCTTTATAAGGTAAGTCTTTACTATCAGCATATTGTTTAGACCATACAACACCCTCAGAAGGGGCTTTATCGTAAATTAAAGCTATGTAGGTCTCGTCAAACGACTCAATAGTATCGTTTAATAAAGCCTCTACGTTTGCTCTTGAAGTTTTGCCATTTCCTATAACCGCTATGGTTACTCGTCTCATTTGGTACCTCCTTGACGGAGATGCCAGCATACACAACTCTTACAAAAAGGGCTAGTCTGGTTGCGCCACAAATATAGCCCAAGGAGTTCCGTGGGTTATAAACTCTCCAACAGTCGCAGCAAGCCTGTTTTGTACTAAAGCTCTGTTTTTATAATAATGACTTCTAGATAACCCTGGAGTACCTTCCCAAACTAAATCGCTAGTCTGTTGATACCCTCCCGAACCATCAAAATATGGCCCAACATAAGAAGCTCTTTCAAACAACGCAGCATCAACAAATAACACGTTTCCTGTGCCACCTGCCCAAGATACGCTAACTTTTGCGTGTACGGCATTAGTAGGGGCAGTTGCAGTTATTGAAACTCTTCCAAAGGAAGTGTTTACGTTAGTAGACGTTCCAGAACTTGTAGAAATTAATGCGCCGCCCTCTGTGTACCAAGATATCCTGGCTGTTGCTGTGGTAGCCGCTCCAGTTCTTTTTGCATAAAAACTTAAAGAGTATTCAGAGCCTTCTACAACATTATGAGCAAATGAGTCAGTTTCTACTATTACAGTTCCAGCACTAGTCGGGGTTGCTGTAAGGGATGTTGTACTAAAGTCTAAAGCTCCAGTTGCGGAAGTACTTAGTGTTGCGTTAGAGGTGCTGCAAACCCACCCACTAGTATTTATTTCAAAACTTGGGTTAGTTAATAAGTTAACCCTGTTTGATATTAAAACAATATCTGTTCTTCTAGCATCAACAAAGGTTGTAGGTTCAGCAGAGTTTTCAAACTGAACAGCGTCAATATAGTGAATTTCTCCGTTAGCGCATCCTTCAATTCTTATGTATGGAACAGCAAACTTAGCATTTGCTGGAGCAGAAGATGTAGAAAACGACGTTCTAGTCCAGTCTCCTGTGGTGTTTAATTTACTGGATTCACCTGCAGTTCCTAACAGAGTCTCATCCCCGTCATACCATCTAATATCAAGCACAACATTTCTTGCGGTAGTTTTTGCTCTGCTATACGCGGATAAAGTGTATGACTTTCCGTTTTGAACAGGTATTCCTAAAGTTCTTACATTTAAAGTTCCGCAAGCAATTTCAACGTCTGCTGCACTATTAGCTGTTACCTTTAGAAATCCAAGTTGACCATTTGGATAATTAGATGGAGATGCCACTTCTATATACGGTGCTACAGACGGAGTTTCACTATCTAAAGTTCCCTGAGCTAGTGTGGCGTTAGATACGTTTCTCCAAAAACCTATTGATTCTTTAAATGAAGATGAATTAACATCTTGCATGTAATTAGTTATAGGGTTAATTTTACAGTTATACCCAGAAAAAGCTGTAACGTAAGTTTTTAATCCTTGAATAGAGCCCTTTTCAGAGTAAATTTTAATAGCATTTCTAAGAAGAATTCGTGCTTGTTGAAGACCTACGTAAGGTTCGTATTTTAACCCAAATTGATTTAGCATTGGGGGAACTAAACGACCATCTAAATTAAGTATGTCGTAGCGTTCACTAACGTTTTGAGCCAAAGTTTTAAATAGGTCGTGTTCAATAGCAAAAATACTTAAAAAGTTATATAGGTCATCGTTTATAGAATCGTCATTATCAGAAGCAGAAAACGTATTTTTTATTTTAAAAATCGCTGGAAGATAGTCATAAAACTGTTCTTTAGTTCCATAATTTTTTACTGAGACTCCAATAGATTCTCCAGCTTTAACCCAAGTATTTTGTACTGTCTCTTTTACAAATATTGAATAGTAGTAAGTACGGCCTGGAAGTAAACCAGAGTTTGTAGGTACCTGACCTCGGTCTAGATAAAAAGTAACATCATCTGCAGGTAAAGAATCTACTAGTAAGTCTCCGTCATCGGGGGTCATAGGAAATCCAAATGGGTTTCGTAGTAAACGCAAATTACTCCAAGAACCAGAAGGTTCTGTCCATCTTAATTCAATTTCGTTATAGTCTGTAGAGGTAGCTGTAAATGGGGATGCGTCAAAATCTACTAAGGTGTTTGCGCCATAGAAAGAGATACCATAAAAATCAACGCCATAAATAGCCATTTATTGTTACCCAAATACCCAAGCTACTACAGATAAGTTAGTTGTTTCTTCAGCAACGTTTGCGGCAAATACAGTTCCAGTTGGAGATACAGAAGCAACAACTGTTCCAGCAGAGTTTCTCCACTCTTGTAAGTTTGCGCTTTGGCTTGCTGCTCCTCTTACAGTAAAAGGTACAGTTGCGGCGCTAGTACTAAGAACAATACCCCCACCAGATAATTTTAAATATTGAGTGTGAACGTCTCCGGTAATTCCGTTTTCTATGTTTGCAAGTCTAGAAGACACTGTTGCCCAAGAGGTAGCTACGTTTGTATAAGCTCCTGAACCAGTAGTTGAAAGATTTGGATTTATACCAAGTACGCTTTCAATTGCGGTTACTTCTTCTTGAAGTAAGTTTGGGTGGGACGCATCGATAGTATCTACAGTATTTGCTTTTGTAGTAAAGTTTCTAATCGACCCTGGGTATACGGCTGCCATTTTTCTCCTTAGCTAATTCCACCAGATACATTTACTGTGAATGTTCCTTCTTCTGGCAGTTCATTTACTGCGCATACAACAGTTTCTACAACTAACGCTAGGGCAGTACCAACAGAAGCTGCTGTGCTAGAGATAGTTCCTGAGTGTGTTTTAGCATATGTGAACGTTGTAGAAGAAGGAACAGTTAATACTGTAAACACCCCGTTAAAGTTGGTGTTTACTACATCGGCAATTCTAACCTTTTGACCAATTGTAAAGTTATGTGCAGCAGAGGTTGTGATAGTGGCGACGTTTGATGCTAATGCAAAATTAGACACATTAAATTGCTGTTTTGCGTCTGTTCTGCGAAGAATCTCTACAGTAGCGAAATCAATTCCTGTTACAGAGTTTAGTGCACTCATTACATATTGGAGCGGAATTGTGTCTGCAAAAAACACGTTGTCTATATTAAATAGCTCTCTTATTGATGATAGAGCTTGATTTTGGACAATACTTTGTTTGTATTGAGGTAGCAAATTAATAGTAACTTCTAAGTCAACAGGCACGTACGCTGGAGGGAAATATGTGATTTCAGTTCCAGGAGCGGCTTTTTCTGCAAAATATGCAGAAAGTTCTGTAATTAGATTATCAAAAATTGGTGTTGTTGAGGTAGTTCCCCCTACGGTTACAGAACCACGGTCTCCAAATGGTTTTACAAATAGCAAGATGCTTGAATACACATTAGCTTCTGCAATTGATTTAGCTACGCCAGGAAGTTGAAGAGCAAGAGAAGCATAATCTTGAAGAGACACAGCTCTGTTTAGACCCTTTAATGCTAAAGGAGCGTTAGTTCTAATGGAATCTGTTGTTTCTGGGTCTGAGCCTCCAGCCGCTGCTTCTTGGTTGTTAACAGTTATCCCAGATTGAGGATTTGTTAAAAAGAAAGTCAGTTTATTTATAGGCACGTTTCCAGCAGAACCAAGACCGACTCGGTATGTTGCGTTAATAGTTCCGGCTGAAGGAGGTATACGGCCACCAATACCATCACCAAATTGAACGTAGGTATACCCTTCGGAATCTGAGAATGTGGTAAACACAGGGTCAAATAAGTTATTGTCAATTAAAAACGGACTGTATGTGTAACTAACTCCATTTACAGAAATCTCAATACTGTCTGTAATAGTTGACTCTTGAGACAATTTAAAGACTTGATTAGGCGTTCCGTTAGATGTTCCCAGTAATTCGGTAACTGTTTTTCCTTGAGTAGCGTTTACTGTAGCAACTCCGTTGACTGCTCCAACTTTAGCTGGTACAACTACAGCGTCGTCTGTTTCAAATACAACTTGAGTAGTAACTCCGTTTACAGTTACAGACGTAGCAATTTGAGTTTTTGC